TTTCTTTCAAGCTTCGTGTGGAAGAAGTAGCAAGAAATATTGCAGAATTCTGTGGATTCAGCCAGGGAATGACTTATTCATTTGAAAGCCCGAAGGTATTTGACAAGCTCCTCCTCGACAAGGATGATCCGATGCGTCAGGCAATCCAGATCATGAACCCGCTTGGAGAAGATTACAGTGTCATGCGTACAACATCCCTGAATGGTATGCTGACATCTCTTGCAACAAACTACAACAGAAGAAATAAAAATGTCCGTCTGTACGAGCTTGGAAATATTTACCTTCCAAAGGCACTTCCACTGACAGAACTGCCGGACGAAAGAATGCAGTTTACACTTGGAATGTACGGAGATGGAGACTTCTTCAGTATGAAAGGTGTTGTAGAAGAGTTCTTTGAAAAAGTCGGACTTCATAAGAAAGAAACTTATGATCCAAATGCAGGAAAGAACTTCCTTCATCCGGGACGTCAGGCAAACATCGTTTACGATGGAAAGGTTGTCGGATACATGGGTGAGGTTCATCCGGAAGTTGCTGATATCTATGGAATCGGTGAAAGAGCATACGTTGCTGTCATTGATATGCCACAGATCACAGAGCTTGCAACATTTGAAAGAAAATACGAAGGAATTGCAAAATACCCGGCAGTCAGCCGTGATATCAGTATGGTAATGCCAAAATCCATCCTGGTAGGACAGGTTGAAGAAGTGATCGAGAACAAGGGTGGCGCTTATCTGGAAAGCTATAAGCTGTTCGATATCTATGAAGGCGCTCAGATCAAGGCAGGCTTCAAGTCTGTTGCTTACTCTATCACATTCCGTGCAAAAGATAAGACTCTGGAAGAAGCTGACATTTCAGCTGCTATGAACCGTATCTTAAAGGCACTGGAGGAAATGGGTATCGAGCTTCGTAAGTAGGCGAAAAGAGGTCAAAAGAATGAAACGACAGGATTTTTATTTTGATTTACCGGAAGAGCTGATCGCGCAGGATCCGCTTGAAGACAGATCCAGTTCCAGACTGCTTGTTCTTGATAAAAAAACCGGTGCAACCAGTCATCACATTTTCCGTGAGATCAAAGATTATCTCAAACCGGGAGACTGCCTTGTGATCAATGATACCAAGGTTATCCCGGCAAGACTGATCGGTGAAAAAGAAGGAACCGGCGGAAAAGTCGAAGTTCTTCTTTTAAAACGAAAAGGAAATGATGTCTGGGAAACACTTGTAAAACCAGGAAAGAAGATGAAACCCGGAGCAAGAGTCAGCTTCGGGGACGGTCTTCTGAAAGGGGAAGTTCTGGAGGTTGTAGAGGAAGGAAACCGTCTGATCCATTTTGAATACGAAGGAATTTTTGAAGAGATTCTGGATCAGCTTGGACAGATGCCGCTTCCGCCTTACATCACCCACCAGCTGGAGGACAAGAATCGTTACCAGACTGTGTATGCAAAGCATTCCGGATCTGCGGCTGCTCCGACGGCAGGACTGCATTTTACACCGGAGCTTCTGGAAGAAATCAAAGCAGAAGGTGTGGAGATTGCGCATGTAACGCTTCATGTCGGACTTGGAACTTTCCGTCCGGTAAAAGCGGATGATATTCTGGATCACCATATGCATTCGGAATTCTACCGGATCGAGGCATCTGAGGCAGAAAAGATCAACCGTGCAAAAGAGAGCGGACACCGAGTGATCTGCGTCGGAACGACAAGCTGCCGGACCGTAGAATCTGCGGCTGATGAAAACGGAAAGTTAAAAGAGTGCAGTGGATGGACAGAGATTTTCATATATCCGGGCTATAAATTCAAGGTACTGGACTGCCTGATCACGAACTTCCATTTACCGGAGTCAACGCTGATCATGCTGGTAAGTGCGCTTGCCGGAAGAGAGCATGTGCTTGCGGCATATGAAGAAGCAGTTAAAGAGAGATATCGATTCTTCAGCTTTGGGGATGCCATGTTTATAGAATAACACCGTTTTCTTACAAAAGTAAGGAATCCCACATCTGAAAAATAATTGAATAATGGGATAAAATGAAACCCAGGAGCTATGCGGCTTCTGGGTTATTTTGTTCCCGACATTCATGCCGGTATCATTTTTGGTATATGAAAGTATGAGTAAGACCATTTCTAAACACGATGGAGGAAACACGCCCATCAATCACATAAACAGAATCTAAAATAGTTTCCATGTATATTTTGAGGACATCCGGCGAAACGGTCTGTGCCAGGGCTTTATAATAAATATAATCCCGACCAATGAGTTTTTTCGTAATGAGGAGATGGCTTGCTTGCCGCACAAAATCCTCATCCGATAATGTGGAATTGGCATCGTGCGTAACCATACCAAGCCGGGTGTTAATGTCCTGAATCCTGGAGGATATTTCATTTTTCTGTATGATGAAATCCTTTTCGGTCATTGCTCTTTCGGAATAAAGGTATAAATCCTGCAATCGCTTCAAGGCACGTTCCTGCCTTTCCTTATCCTTACGGAGAGCTTCGACTTCTGGATTGACAGCAGCCTTTTTCTTGCGAGGGTGTTTTACAGCAAAGACATAGGAACTATCCGAGCCGTACCGAGATAGAAGATTGTAAAATTCATTCAGACCATCTTCCGAGATATGCTGCACGTCCTTGAATGAGCCACCATAAAGCAAACGCTCTTCAAGTTCCGCAGGGGAGTTGATGGAGGAAAAAGAACTTTTTGCGTTGAGCATATTCAAAATATAATTTATAACAAATTCTCCAACAATCAAATCATTTACAGATGGATTATCACACTCGTGCGTTTTCCTCTTTTTCGGGCATGAGTAAGTGGTAGTGCGGAAATTATCTGCCTGCAATCTGCCGGGAGTGGAAACCAGTTTATTACCACATTTTCCGCAATAAAGGATGCCGGAGAACACATACACATTTTTTGCCCGGTGTTTTTGCCCTGGAAGATTGGCGGTTCTTTTGTTCGCATCAAGAATATCACATAATTTTTCGTGTTCTTCCAAAGTGAATATTGCAGGATGATGGTCTGGGACAAGCACCCATTCTTCCTCCGGGTTGAGAGTTCTGTTTTCAGTTCCTTTGTAATGGTTGTACCGGTAGACACCGGCGTAAAAAGGACTGGACAGTATTTTCCATACCGCAGTAGGGGACCAGAGCGCACCTGACCGGGTAGGAATTTTCTTATCGTTCAGTAACCTGGCAGTATGAATAATGGATTTATGCTCAAAATAATCTGTTTTCATAAGCTGACACACATCCGCTTCATCCTGGATGATGGAGAACGCAGAAGTTTCCGCATCGTAGGAATATCCATAAGGAATCCTGCCGCCATTCCACAATCCCTGGTTAGCTCTTGAAATCATTGTTGCAGTAACACGCTCCGATGTCATGTTGCGTTCGAGTTCCGCAAACACTAAAATGATTTTGAGCATAGCTTCACCCATAGCATTTGAAGTATCGAACTGCTCATTTTTGCTGACAAAAGTTACTCGCAGGGATTGAAGCTCTTCGTACATTTCTGCAAAGTCCAGAAGATTACGAGAGATACGGTCTATCTTCCAGACAAGTAAATGGGAGAATGAGCCGGCACGTATTTTCTGCATCATTTCTTGAAACGCAGGCCGGTCGGTGTTTTTCCCGGAGTACCCTGCATCCTCAAATATTTCGTAATCCTCAATGCCGAGGATAAGTTCACAATATGCGATAAGGTCCTTGCGCTGCATCGGCAGAGAATCCTTATCTATCTGATGGGTTGTAGATACACGAATGTAAATAGCAACCTTACGAGGGCGTTCTGCCCGGTTATTGGCTCTTCCTGCCAATGATTTATTTCTCATAATGATTTTCCCATACAACAAGAAAAGCCCCATGCCTGGGGCTATATCGTGTCGATATGCGGTGCATATTTGTTCAGCACTGCCCAAACGACATTTTTATCATCTGAACTGGCAAGCTGATAGCAAGCGAGCAAACGTTGGAGTTCCTGAACGTAAGCATCACGCTCGCTGTCATTGCCTTTGGATGATGGCTCATACAGCTTTATGATATTGTCAGTTTTTGACATAGCACACCGTCCTTTCTGAAATTATTCCGGTTTATTAAGACGCCGGTATCTGGCATAGTCCAAAGTGATTACGCGTTCATCTTGTCGGCATACTTTTCGGGTTGGACCATATGAGTGCGTAAGAAGTCCAGACACAGTTGCTGTCTGTCCGCCGGTATGTGGGAGAAAACCTCAAGAAGTTCCTGCTCCATATCGGATAACTCACTATTTTGCGTTGATGGTTTTGCGATAGGTGGATTATCGCCATATACAAAATCATCCAATGTCATGTTGAGGTGTTCAGCCATTTCCATAACAATGTCCAGTTTCGGGGATTTTCCTGCTTTCCAGCTCCCTGTATTTCCCTCTGCACGCCCTATATCACGCAGAACTTGTGTTATTGTAGTGCCTCGCTTTTCACAGGCTTCACGAAATCTATCGTATAACATAATGACCTCCTAAAATAAAAACTCAAAAAAATGCGTTACAGGGGTTGACCTACTCAAAACTATGAGTTATAGTTACCAATGTAAGATGCATTTGAGAATGAAATAAAGATTACATACTCATTATTTTACATGAGAACCTTACAAAAGTAAAGAATAAGCGGAACCGAGAAAGGGAGGGTGCGAGATGAAGAAAAGACTTCCGCCTTGGTGCAAGTTGGTAAAGCACACCTTAATTGACAAGGACATGGATGTGTCCGAGCTGGCAACAAAAACCGGGCTGGCAAGACCATATTTATCCTCAATTATTAACGGCAGGATTTACAGCCAACCGGCAGTAAACAAAGTGAGCGATTGCCTGGGAATCAGCAATGATTACGACGCCATTTATCAACCTGCTAATAGTATAGGGCAAAGCGAAGAGAACTGACATAGAGGATGGTTACAGGATATGAACGAAAACGTGTATTTTGAGTGCAGGAAAAGAGCTGCAATACATAATGAGAGATTGAACAGCAGAGCCGGGGCGGCTGAAATACTTGGGATTTCCGAATCAACCCTTGCACATTACGAATTGGGAATAACGAAAAACATTCCTGTAGATGTGGTTGTGATGATGGCGGAGGTGTACAACGCACCAGAGCTGAAATGCATCTACTGCAAGAGCGAATGTCCGATAGGAAAGGAACTGCCAATAGCAACAGAGGCAGGGAACATAGAGGGCATTACGGTAAGAATGCTTTCAGGGTTGGAGGATGAGAAAATCGACAAAATCCAAAAAACATTATTGAGGATTGCCGAGGACGGAAAGGTTGAGGCAGCCGAGAGAAAAAAACTAAAAGAAATGGTCCAGTCTTTAGATGGAGTTTATAAGGCTATTACAGAACTGCGAATGATGGCGGAGAGGAAGTAAAAATCATGGAACTGATTGACAGACTGAAAGAAGTCCTGAAAGAAGAATTTAATATTTGCTCTGACGAGGAACTTTTGGAGGCTGTACAGTCGATGCCAGAACTTGATTTAGGGATATTCGTTACGCCGCTGAAAGGAGATAACAATGCAAAGAGCGCATAAAAGAAAAATTAAGGTCCTTGTAGTTGATGCGGCGATGATGTTTGCCGCAGTTCAAATGACAGTGTGTATGCATGGGAAACAAAGATATACTGCATCAGCGCAGGATGTATCTGGTTATGAAGTTTCTATTGAAGATAACACACAAACAATTACCACAGAGGAACCGCAGGAAACATTCAAGACAGAATATACCAGCACAATCATGAATGAAGAAATAAATGCAGATGATGCCTATATGCTTTGCAAAATAGCCATGGCAGAAGCCGAGGGCGAAGATGTGGAGGGGAAAGCTCTTGTCATGTTGGTAGTTCTGAATAGAACAAAAGCAGAGGGATTTCCTGATACGGTGTCAGAAGTGATTTACGAAAAAGGGCAATTCACACCGGTTGCAAACGGAAGATTCCAAAAAGTTGAGCCGAACAAAGAATGCTTTGAGGCTTTGCAGATGATTGTATCAGAAAAATGGGACGGCAGCCTGGGAGCAACCTATTTCGAGAGTGAAAGCAGTAGCACATGGCACAGAGATAATCTGAATTACCTGTATTCGCATGGCGGGCATGATTTTTACATAGACAGGGAGGAATGAGAAAGATGCTGGAACGCATGATAGTGAAACACTGGATAGCATTAACTGTTGGATTCACACTGTTAGGAGTGCTCATCAGAGTGAGATACAACACGCAGGGGCATTTTGCAATAGGCGGCGAATGGTTAG